TAACAAGATAAGTAATCAAGCAGCAACCCGTGGTACTAAAATACATGATTTGTGTGAGCAAATACTTTTGAATGAGGAAGTATCATACGATAAACTCAGCCTCTTAGACAAAGAAATGTTTTTTAAATTTAAGCCTTTGTTAGATAGAATCAATAACATTCATGCGCTGGAAACAGCTTTGTATAGTCACCACTTACGACTGGCAGGCAGAGTAGATTGTATTGCAGAATTTGATGGTAAACTTTGTGTTATTGATTTTAAAACATCAAGAAAGCCAAAAAGAAAGTCTTGGATTGACAATTACTTTATGCAATGCACCGCTTACGCTATAATGTTTGAAGAAATGACAAAAATACCGATTCCGACTATAGCTTTGCTTATATGTGTGGAAGGCGATGATCCTCAGGTTTTTATTGAAAAAAGAGACAATTATGCTGAAAAATTGTTGGATTTGAGGCTTGACTATGAGCGTAGTATTAAGTTATAATTATAAATAAAAGACCTATAGGAGGAAATGTATGAGATTACTACTTTTAGCTTTATTGTTAATACCAAGTTTCACTTTTGCTCAAATTACAATTGTTTCAGAAACACCTAGATATGTTACAGTCACACAGCGAGAGTGTGAAATGAGAGAAGTTTATGTGGAGAACAAGTTAGGCGGGTCTTTATTGGGGGGCATTATAGGGGCTGCTATAGGAAATCAAATCGGCGGAGGCTCTGGCAAAGATATTGCTACAGTTCTTGGAGCTATCACAGGAACCAATGTTGGACGTACTCGTGCTGAAAACAGAGGAAGAATTGAGTACCGTGAAATATGTCACAATGTAGAAACACAGGTACAGAAAGGTAAGTACGTTACGATGAGTTATCAGGGAAAAACCCACACTATTGTTGTGGACTAATTCGCTGAAGCATGAGATAGGAAGTTTGGACGGGGGTGCAATTCCTCCCGCCTCCACCAATAAAACATATGGGGGCGTTTTAGATTCGACAGACAACTGAAGGCATGTGGAGAATCGGTGAGGAAGCTACCGTGAACGCAACAAAACTTATAAATGCCAATGATGAGGTATTTTCTTTAGCTGCATAAGCTAAACGGGGCATGGGCACCGCCTTGTAATCAAACGGGCCCATAGACTAAAGGGAAATTTTTATGTTAAAAGTAGTAGAAGAAACACTTCCTATGATTAGCGTAATAACAGGGATGTCCTTGTTATTTGTTTTGACTTATGATAAGCAAGAAGAAACTCCAATAGTTGAAAATGTAAATAGTTCTTTTGCCTCTGAAATATCGGGGCGTGATTTTGATTATTCTTGGTATGCAAATGCTGAGAAAGAGATTGAATGTTTGGCAACGAACATTTATTTTGAAGCACGTGGAGAGTCTCTTGAAGGTCAAAAGGCAGTAGCTTTTGTAACGCTAAATCGTGTAGAAAGTGATAAGTTTCCGAACGATATTTGTGAGGTTGTTTATCAGGCACAATATGAAGTTTGGTGGGCTAGCCACAATGATGGATACTTGCCTATTCGTGATAAGTGCCAGTTTAGTTGGTATTGTGATGGAAAGTCAGATAGGATACGAAATTCGTCTGATTATCAAAATTTATATCAACTAGCTTCCCAAGTTATTGTAGGAAAACATAAAGACAACACTAAAGGCGCTCTTTGGTATCATGCAGATCATGTAAAACCTATTTGGCGGTTAGATTATAATAAAATTGCAAAAATAGATTCGCATATTTTTTATGCCAGTTATTAATGCCTTGACAATTACGAGAAAAATGATACAATAGTAATATGAGTAGTTATGAAACAGCAAGAATAGTAGTAACTGGCGGCTGTGGATTTATAGGATCACATTTAGTTGAAAAACTACATGACTTAGGATTCCATGTTACAGTAGTAGACGATAACCGCCAAGGAGATTATCGTTGGGACTTGCCGAGAGTAGTTTATGTTTCTGAGGATGTTGCAACTTGTAATCTGACAGAAGTTATGTCAAGACCCATAGCAATATTTCATTTTGCAAATATTACTCGTGTTACAAGTGATGTTGAAAATCCGAAAGAGATAATTAACAAAAATACACAAGCAACAACAGCAGTTTGTGAATGGGCAAAACACTGGGAAACTTACTTATTTTTTGCAACAGTCCAAGAAGAAAAATTTGTAGATAAGTCCAATTCTTACTATTGGAGTAAGAAAACATCTGAAAGCATACTTAATTTGTATAGTGAAATGTATGCACCATATTTTTATTATGTTAATATGGTTCTATATAATATATACGGACCAAGAGAACCGGATCATGGAAAATTTAGTTCTGTGATTAAAAAATTTAAAACTAATTATTTAAATGGGCTTCCTATTACAGTGTATGGGAGCGGAAAGAAAAAACGTGATTATACTCATGTTGACGATGTAGTACAAGGTATGTTACAATTGTTAGTAGAAGACTCTTTGCCGAAAGAAGTACACTTAGGTAAAGGCTCTCCTAAGTCAGTATTGACAATAGCAAGGGCTTTTGATACTACAGTTTTGTATGAGTTTAACGCACCTAATGAGCCAGATATTGTAGAATGTACAACACCTTATATAGAATGTCCTAATGATGTTATAAAATACATCAATAGTTGGTTAAAGGAGAATCCGATTGATAACTAGAGTAGTGGTAAACGAATTTATGTCTAATCCAGAGAAGATGACCGATGTTTTCATTATTACCAAAAAATTCAAAACCCCCTCTGAATTTTCGCAACATATAGAAAGGAGGGCTGTACACACTAAGTCCCCATATATGGATATTCTTTTAGAATATTGCAGTAAAAATGATATAGAAATAGAAAGTGTAAATAAACTGTTGAGTTCCAGTCTTAAAGATAAGCTAGAGGCTGAAGCACAAGATTTAAATCTCCTGAAAGTTAAGGCAAACAAACTACCTTTTTAACATGGACCCATTTGAAGTTTACAGACTTTATTTAGCCTTAAGGTTGCACTTTACTACTAAAAACTATGACATAACCAAAACTAGGGGTGCTGTCAGAAGTAAAAAAGAAACCTTTCTAAGAAGAAGAGATGCAATTTCTTTCCGAAAACTTGCCAGAGATTACGACAGATCTGAAATTATCAACATATTGGTTGCTAATTTTGTAAGTGGAGATAAATGGGGCGGCATGTTTGATGCTTCTTCATTAGAAACTTACAAAAAGTGGTTGACAATGAAGCAAAAAATGTTGTATAATTTTAGTACTGATTTAGATAATATTATTCTAAATATGGAATTAAATAATATCAAATCAGCGATACATGAAGATACACATCCTCTAATTTTTAAGATGTATATGAGCCGTGAAATTAATTTAGAAACAGTAGTTATGTTAGATAAATTGAGGCCTTTTGTTGAAGAGTACAATGATGATTTTGTACTTGATGAGATGTGTCTTCTAGTATCGAAATATAGGCCCTTTGTCAGATTTGACAAAGATAACATTAACTTGAAATTTGAAGGAAAATTAAATTTAATTTACGGAAATGAGTAAGTCTAATAAATTTAAACCGCAAGAAAAGCGCATCAAGCGCATTGAAAAACGCCCTGAGAAACAAATTGACAGGGAATTGAAGCGTATAAATAAAATTAACGCATCAAATATAGATGATGTGTTAGAAAAAATATACGACAATTAATACAACGCTATACAACGCAATACAAACCATATATCGCATACAAGGAGAACTATATGTCTTTTAATACTCTATCTGATCTACGCAAAGCCCGTGGCAACTTTGATTCACTCATGAAGGAAGTTGAAAAACTAGATTCACCTCAGCAAAATAACAGGGGTGATGACAGAGAATGGAAGCCTACCGTAGACCAAGCAGGTAATGGCTATGCTGTTATTCGCTTTCTACCCGCCCCTCAAGGTGAAGATATGCCTTGGGCACAGCTTTGGAATCATGGATTTCAAGGACCAACTGGTAAGTGGTACATTGAAAACTCACTTACTACATTAAAGCAAACTGATCCTGTTTCTGAACTAAATTCAGAACTTTGGAACAGTGGTGTTGAAGCAAACAAGGATGTAGCTCGTAAACAGAAACGCCGTCTTTCTTACTATGCTAATATTCTTGTAGTTGAGGATTCTGGCAATCCTTCTAACAACGGTAAAGTTTTTCTTTACAAGTTTGGTAAGAAAATCTTTGATAAGATCAAAGACGCAATGCAACCTGAGTTTCAAGATGAAGATCCAATGAACCCATTTGATTTCTGGGACGGTGCTAACTTCAAACTTAAAATTCGTCAGGTTGAAGGCTATCGTAACTACGATAAATCTGAATTTTCATCTGCAAGTCCTGTTGCTGACAGTGATGAAGCAATTGAAGCGATTTGGAATCAGCAGCATTCACTAGCTGAAATCGTATCTCCTAGTAACTTCAAGTCATATGAAGAACTCAAGAAGAAGTTGGACTTTGTTCTAGGCAATGGTGCCCGTGTAGGTACAGCAGAAAGTATTTCATCTATCACAGGTGATAGCTCTGACGATAATTTTCTAAAAGAAGTTACAGCGGCTGCGGAGTCTCGCACTGAGACTACAACCACAGATGATACAGAAGATACTATGTCATACTTCGCTAAACTTGCAATGGATGACTAGATACTAGTCAGAAAGAGAAAAGGGGCTTAACGCCCCTTTTTTTAATATCTTGTGTTATTACTTATTACTGTGTTGAAAAAATCTAAAAGAATTGTCATTGTTTCTAACAGAAGGTGAAGACACAATAATAGGCTGTGGCTGTGGACCACTACCATTATTGTTTGTAGTGTTGTTAAATATATTCGTCACGTTACTCACCATTTGTCCGTAAGCCTCTGTCATATTACTTACTGCAT